AGACATTTACTATAAGTATTGTTTTAAATAATCAAAATGTAATTTTTATTCAATGGTTGTTTCTGCTCCACTACCACGAAACGCAGCTACTCTCACGCCACCAAAACCTTCTTCAGGAATTGATTGAAAAGAGCCGTCTGCCGAATACCAATCTGGATGTTCCGTATCTTTGTATCCGTCATAGTTATTTAAAACACCTCTAACTTCTATCATTTTTTGATTGTATATCAATCTTAATTCTTCTATTTTGTCATCAACGATATCAGCTCCAAAGTTTTCATATCTTGCAAATTTATTTCTGGCTTGAAATGTGTTGAATTTTAATTTTTGAAATGCTTTCCACCTCTTTGCATTACCACCAAAAAGACCATCAGCGTTTTGAAAATCTGCTAACGCTTGATTAATATCGTTAATTTGAGTGTCAAACTTTGTTTGTTTTTTCTTAATTCTACCACCTGGCTCTGCACCTACTAAAGCTAGATTATCAAGCCCTATGGTTGTTAATTTAAATAATTTATCATAATCTGCTGCAGGTTTTTTACTTAATGGTCTTTCTTCCCAAAATGCTTTTAAGTCAGCTATCATAATGGCATCAATTGATGTTTCCCAACCTGATGTTCCTATATCGTGATTAACTTTTGTTATCATAAAATGACAATGTTCTCTATATCTTTTTGGTAAATAATCTACTGTGAATTGATTTCCTGGTCTTAATCCACCTATGCCGTCAAGTGTCATTGAAATCTCAACCGGTATTGGTGGTGATGATTGAACAAGATTTGATGTGGCATTTTCTTCTGTTGCTTGGTTTAAAATATAATTCATTGTTGATTTAAAATAACTTGAAAAGTTTCCATACTTATCATAAACTCCAATACCCTTTATGAATTCTGTTCTTTGATTTTCAACTTTTTCTAATTCTTTTTCGTCATCATCTTTTACCAAAGGAACATCACCAAAGTTAAAACCCTCATTACCCATAAATCTTGTTTGAAGTATGTTGTCTTTTGTGTATTGAAGAATATAATTTTTACTTTTACCTTTATCATTAGGATAAGCTATCTGCTTATAAACATCATCTTTTCTAAATTTTTCAAATTTTTTATCTTCTAATGTTTTATCTTCTCTGCTTTCATTATAGTTTGCATTATTTAGTAAAGTCCAAGCTTGGACACCTAAATCTTTTTTTCCGTCTGTTTTTTGATTATTAGAATTACTTGAATAAACTCCATATCTAGCTTGTGTTGCTGCCTCAGCTGTTAATTTTAAACTAACATCAAAAGATTTAACGATTGAATCATTAGAATATATAGGGAATTCAAACATTTCATCTCTATCGGAATCACCCTCATCAAGAAGTAAATCAGAAACTCCTATTCTTTGAGTTTTATCTTGGTCTTGTCCTATTTTAAAATCCCAAAATCCACCATACTGATTATTTACATCTGCCCAAAAATTTGTCATAGCTGATTTTAATGATGACATAGCACCAAAATGTTTTTGAAGTAGTTCAATTGGGAACACCATATTTCTTATAACACCTGCTTGTTTGTTTTTTTGAACAATGACCGCTGAATTTGGGTCATCTTTTGGAATATAATAATGCTTTCCTTTACTATTTTGTTGTATTTTTTCTCCCTTTGGTCCTGTTCTTGGTCTTACTACTGATTTTGAATTTTCAAAAGGTTTAAAATTTTCATCAATGACTTTATACATATGATAAATTCGTGCTAAATTATTTCTTTGTTCTTTTGTATAAAATCTCTTAGCCCTATTTTTTTCTTTTTGTGTCAAATTATCAAAACCTGAATTTAATATAGGGTGATGTTTACCGGGTAAAATCGTAAAATCTAATCCCATACTATATAGGTATTCGTGTGATTGACATAAATTTAAACTATCTACATTGTCTTCTTTTGTAGCACTATAAATTTCTTGAATTAACTCCTTTGGATTTTCAGAAGTTTCTTTTGTGTTTAATTCAAAAAATGTGCTCAACACTACATCTTCAAACCAACCCCAAGAAACAAAATATCTTTTCTTTAATTTTTCTGGCACGGTGTCATTTGGTTTTAGATAACGAGCTATTGGTATCATTCTCATAGCTCCGTCTTTAAAAAGATAATCTATTTCTGATTGAACTGCTGCTCCCATTTTTCTTAGATTGTAAGGACTATCTTTAAATCTAAGTGTTGATTGTTTTTCAGTTAAACTCTCTTGAATTTTTTCAGCTGTTATTTCATACAATTTATCGAGTTGAAGAATATCAACTAATCCGGTAAGCGCGAGTGCGCCGACTGCTGCAGGAAACGCTGTTCCACCCGTTACAAAAGATGCGGCACCACCAGCAGCTCCAACTGCTGCATAAGTTCCCCCACCTATTTCCCTATCTAAATCTGGAACTCCAAGATAAGCATCAAGGACTGAGTCTAAGTTTTTTATTGTGTTTTGAAATGTTATACTATTTTTTTTCAAATCATTTAATAGTGTGGATATTTCAGCTTGGACAAGTATAAGTTCTTCTTTTTGTTCTTTGGTTAGTGTTTTACTTTTTAATAAATTTTGACCTAACTTAACTTTCTCTTGTAGATTTTTAACTTTGTTAATATTTGGTTCAGTTTTACCATCACTTTCGTCAGTAGTTTCTGCCAAAGCATTTACCGATGGCGAAACCAAAATAATATTACCTGAATAAGTTCCGTCTGTATTTATTTTCCAATCAAACTTAGTTACGATACCAATATTACAATAATAATTACCTGCACTCTCTAAGTTTCTATCTTCAATTCCCTCTAATAAACTTTTCATTGAGTCTACATCAAGGTCAGGTAATTCTACATTACTATCATTTATACCCCAACCAAATTCAACTGAACAATATGTCCCTAATTTTAAGAAAAAAGGTTCAAATTCTTTTTCAAAAAAAACCGGGTCTGGACAATGCCAGTCAATCTGCATTTTATATGTAAAATAGTTTTGTTGTTGAACTGATATTTTAGTTATACCAGCGTGTCCTCTAAATCTATTTTGTGGTGATTCGTCTTTACTATTTAAAAAAGATAATGGAATATCAGTTTGATTTAATATTCCTTCTTCTGTCAAATTCATATAACTTGATAAATATCTTGGTGTTATAACTTCTGTTTCATCATTTAATACTTCAGAAGGTATAGATACTTTTGCGAAACAACTACGATATAAATGTTGTTCTAATGGATTAGTTGTATCTTGTGGTTCTAATGAGTCTCCAATAAAGAAATCTTCACCTGTTTCGGTGTTTAGTCTTTTTATGGCATTAATTCTTCTTTCTAAGACCTTTCTAACCTTATCATTTATTTGAGTTTTTTTAATCATTATTTGTTAAGTAGATTGAATTCTTGTAAAATAAAATTTACACTTTGTGGAACACGATATTCTTTTCCAGGTGTCATATAAATTGACTCGGATTGATTGTTTGCTCGTGCGATTATCCACCACAAATCTTTATCTCCGTAGTATTCATTTGCTACATTCATAAAGGTTTGACCAAATACTCCACGAATTAAAACATCTGAATCACGAAGTGGTATTGGTGGATATTCAATACGATTTAAATATTCAATTCCGTTTTCGTCATTAAGTATTTTAGATTTATTATATCTATTAGGCATTTGAAGCTCCTTTTGATTCTGGTTCTGTTGATGGTGGTTCTACAACATCTGGAAAACTATTTGAAATGTTATCATAATGATTTGAAGTCATCGTTGGATTTTCTTTTCCTATGTATGTAAATTCAAATGCCAGTGTGCAAATATGTGGAACTTGTGTTCCGTCTGTTAGTGTCCAAGTTGAACCCTCAGGAATTGCCAGATTAACTGATGTAAAGAAACCTGGTGCGTCATTAAATAAATCTCCTAATGTTAAATAACAAATAGGTGCGACTGGTCTTGAAAAATCTTTTTTAACATTTGCTTTCGTGTCTGTTGAGTCTTTACTAAAAAATTGTTTGTATTGTGGTAAGACTAATCCTTTTGCTGCATTTACTTTTTGCCATATTATTGGTATGTCCTCATCACTTGTTGCTACGATATTGACTGAAAAACTTATACTTCTTGTATAGCTACCATAAACATACACTTTATCAGGACGACCAATGTATGAAATTTCTCCCGGTGTTGTTGATGAGTTATCCGATATGTTACCTTCTAATAATGCAGGGAATATTATGTATCTTCCGTTTACCGCATCTCTAATTCTAAACTTAATAAAGTCTTTTGCCTCAGCTCCTAACTCACCTTTTCTATTTGGAAATTGATTTAAATCTGATTGTTCTACACCAGAACCACCATAACGAACTTGTAAATCTACTTTTTTATCTTTTGAAAAAAATGTTACTGCTCCAACACCATTAGCTTTTGGTTTATCTCCAAATGGATTTATAGAACCAAATATATTTTCATCATCTGCGTGTCGAGCAGGTTTGAGTGATGTGAATTCTTGTGATAATCCTTTTGCTAACAAAGGTGCTATGGGATTATAGTCTCGTGTATTCTGATATATACGAGAACCTGTTACATCTCCAACGATATTTGCTCGTTCAAAGTTTACTTTCTTTCTATCTTTGTTTTCTTTTTGTAGTAAAACTTGTTGTCCAAGAAATTTAGCACCTTGTGGTGTTCGTAAAAATCTACCAAATCGTCTAACATTTTGAGCACCAAGTTCTGCTTGTAGTGCTAATCCACCACGAAATATAAACTCTCCACTTGTGTTTACATTACGAACTATTTTATCTGGATTGATTGTTATCATTATATTATACCACCACTCATTTCAACTGGTTTACCCATATTTTCAAGTTGTTCTTCATTCACACCTAATTGTTGTGCTAATAATTTATTCGTTATATCTAATTTATCTTGTACGGTAGCTGTCGCTTGTGCTGCTTCTCCACGAGAAATCTTTAATAAATCTTCAACTGATATACCGATTGCGTCTGCAACTGATTTTCTTTGTATTACATTTAGACTTTGTATGTCTCCGACTTGACCAACGATAGATTGTATTTCTGTTGTTAATCCTGCTATATCTCCGTCAAGTGCTAATTGTCTTGCTCGTTCAGTATTGATTTGTCTACCTGTTAATACTTGGGCTTCAAATTGTTTTGTAATACTATCTTCAAAGTTTAGTAAGTTATCAGCTGCTTTTACTATCTCACCAACATTTGTTCCTACTTTTGCTGCTTCAACCGCCGCTTTCGCTAATCCCTCTGCTCCGTCCATTGAAAATCTTGCAAATTCTGCTGCACTTGTTGATATATCTTTTAAAACTTTACCAGTGGCTACATTTTCTTGTTTTGCTAAATTGGCTGCTGCTTGTGCAGTTGCAGTCGCTTGGTCAAATGTCATACCTGTTAAGTCGGTCATTACTTTGTTAAACTTAACGACTTCTGTTCCTGCTACTCCAAGATTTTGAGCCATTCTTTCAACACTAGCTGCGTTAGCCGCAGTTACATTTTCAAGATTACCAAACTCATCTGCTATCGTTCCTAATGTTGTTTTTAGTTTGGTAGAGTCTAATCCTAATGCTTTAAACTTTTGTTCTTGAAGTTTTAAACCACCTAATAATTTCATAGATTGAGATGTTGAAGCTCCTAATTCTTCACCTAAATCTCTAGCTGCTTGTCTAATTTTTCTAACTGCTAAAAATACACCTACTGCTGCTGCAGCTAACGCTGTAAATGGATTCGCAGCGGCTAACCTAAATAAAGTTTTACCTAATCCTTTTGCATTTCCTAATACTTGTTTTCCTTTTCCTCTTAACTTACCCATTCCCTTATCAAGTGCTTCTGTGGCATCACCACCCGAAATTAATGAATTGACCATAGTTTTACCAACATCTTTTTGTAAAAAGTCACCTAAACCATCAATACCTAATGCTTTAGTTAAAGCTTCTCCACCGGGTAATTTCTTAACAAAATTCTCAATATTATCACCAAGTTTTTTCGCATTTTCTGCACTTTGTTCTATTATAAATTGATTGTCTTCAAGTATCTCGTTTTCTAATCTTCTTTCAGCTGACTTTTCTCTTGCTGCCATAGTTCCTGCTTTTAGAGAGTCTCGTTCTTCATTAATGCCAGCGAGTATTGAATCTTGTAAATCTTGATTTTGACCAAAATACATTTCTCTGGCTCTTGCTTCTTGAGCATTTAATTCTTTTATTCTTTTTGCTGCGTCTTGACGAAACTCTAATGACGCTTTTTGTTTTTTAGCATTCTCTTCTATGATTTTGGATAAATCAAATCCCTGTTTGACATCTTCATCAGTAATTCGCTGCTGTTCTCTTTTTTCAGCAGTAATACCCTTTTCAGATTTTAATGTCTTTTCGGTATTCTTACTTCTGATTTCAGAATTTTTCGCTTGTTCTTTTGTTGTTTCGGCCATATTTTATCTTTTGTATTATAACCTTTTTATTGAATTGTTAAAATTGCTTTAATTGATTGTATAAATTTGGGTCGGATTTTTTTATTTTATCCATTCTGTCTTCAACTGATTTTCTCAATCTAAATAATTCTTTTCTTTTCTTTTGTAATTCAGGGTCTTTGTCAATTATATTTTGAACTTGTCTCCTTGCTTTACCTGTAAGAATTTTTGATAGAATATCAGCGATGAATTCTCTTAAAATTGATTTATTTTCTTTTATAAATTTTCTGTTCATAGATTTTTCCTATTAATAAATATCAAGTTTTAAGATTTTTGGAATGTTGGTCTTGGAATTTCTGGTGAAGATTTACCAACGGCTTCCTCGTATTGTTTCTTTTCTTTTTCTTTTGCGTCTATTAATTTTTGAGCATAAAATCTTCTCAAAGGAACTGGCATATTGTAGAGTTCGTTGTGATTAAACCCATTTCCATAATAGGCGATGTTGAAGAGTTCTTCGTGAATAGCCGCCCTATTACTCGGCGGCTGGCCAAAAAAAGTCTATCCCTAAAGGAATATCCAATGTATGTTTATTACCTTTCTGACTTGTGTATTCAAATGTCATATCAATATCTGGTGTTATTTCAGACATATATTTTCTATATGCTCTTGTATCTAATGCCAAGAATTCATTATCAACAAAATTGTCAATAAATTTTTGGTCTTTATTTCCATCTACTGATTGTATTTGATATTTAAGTCTTGTGGTAAGTTCATAGGATATACCCGTGAGCTTCTCGACCTTTTCGTAATCTTTTAACTTTTCATTTACCTCTTTTTCATCTCCGTGAGTTAATAGTTTAAATTCTACAACTCTCTTTGAATTAGGTAATTCAAATGAAAAAAGATTTCCGTTTTCATATATACTCTCATCTATTTTTTTATTATTTAGTTTAGACAAATCTACGGTGTGTTCCACTCTTTCTTGTGTATCAGGGTCAACTAACGATATTTCATAGCTTGAACCATAACCCAATATACGAGTTCCAATCATAATTGCATTTTTATCACCGATTAACATTTCATCTAATTTAACTTTTGGATTAGCGATTACACTTTCTAATAATTTAGTAATCACAACACCTTGTTCAATTAAATTTTGAGATGTTAAAATGTCTTCCTCTTTTGCTGTCATATATTTGACATCAATTGTTCCACTACGCAAAGGACTATCTTCCGAGTATATCAACCCGTTTGACGGTAAAGATAGAACTTCAGTAGGAAACCCATACTGACTATCAGTCATTTTTTACTCCTTGATTAATTAAGAATTAATAACTTATTTTTTTAAAACTTTTTCTGCACCTGCGATACCGAAACTACCTAATGTAGTGAATAGGAAAGAATTGTATACCACATCATTGATAACTAAATCTTTACCCATAAGTCCAGTAACAACATCTGCAAACGCAAACAAAACCATTATTGTAAATGCACCGAAACCAATTATTGATTTCTCGTTATATTCATTATTGTCTTTAAATATTGCCCACATAATTTTTCTCCTAAAACTCTAATATAGCGTAGTCGTATTGCATTGTTAAGTTGATATCGACTACTTCATTGGAAGCGTAATCTAATCCGTTCCAATTTGCTGTTGTAATAAATGCACCTTTAAGAACCCATTGTTCAACTCTTTCACCATTAGGACTTAATACATTAAATGTAATATCTTTTTTATATTCAGATGAGTATCCGTCCACACCTGTTGCTGCTTCGTGGTGAAGTCTAACCCACTCATTAACTGCTTGCGCTCCACTTGGAACGATTGGGTCATATAGAGTTATTTCCAATGTTGACCAAGTTGCTTTTCCTTTTACATATCTTTTTACATTGATATGGTCAAGTGTTACTGCTTCAAATGTCACTTGTGGTCTTGCCATTGTTTTAATTAGATAAGCTGGTATTCCGTCTATTTCCATAATAAACCTATTTTTCATCTTAGGTTCAAATGGTGTAAAGAATATTTCGTTCGGGTCTAAAAATGCCACTTTATTTCTCCTATAAATTTTTTACTTCAGTAATAAATATAAAGAAATCAAAAAAAGTGTTGTATAGAAATCATATCTTTTTAGAAGTTTTTTTGAAGTTTTTACTTGACATTGTCATTTTTTGTTTGTATATTATAGTATGATTGATGAAATAATATGTGAAGAATGTGGTGTTGAAATAGACGGCTTTTTCCTTTGTGATGATTGTGAAGAAGAAGTTTATGATGAAAACGACTACGAAAATTAATTAAAAAAAAGCTTGACTTTTACAAATATTATTATTATATTATAGTATGATTGATAACAATAAAGGAAACGAAATGATTGAAATAACGACTGATACTGAAAATATTTATATGAGAGATTACCAAGATACTTTGGTAACAAGAGAAATCCCAAACCATTATGGGTATTATAATGACGCTGGTGAGTATGTAGAAAATGGAACTCATACCATTACTCATTATCAATATGCTCATAATCCTATGGAATTATATGAAGCTAATGCTGAACAACCGGCTATTAGGTTAGAAAATTATGAAGCTCCTTATTTTGAACAAGCTTTATACAAGGGTATTCCTATGATGTATAGGTTCAATCCTACGATTAGGAATATGATGAGAACGGGTAATTTTAGAATTAAGTATCGTGGTTGTAGTAAGCCACAATACGGCTATGTTAGAAGTCAGTATGGTTGTTTGGCTGAATACGCTGATACCTTTGCTATTTACCCAAAATAATTTTTTTCAGTCAATAACGCGATCCAGTTAAAACAAAAAACCCCCAAATAAATGGGGGTTTTTTTTATAAGTTATTAATAAACTTATTCAGGGAATGCTGCTCCTGTTGGTTGAACTACAAAGTCCAATACAATGAACTCAGCTGTTCTTGTTGGTTGTATGAATATTTGACCAACTAATTGGTTTCTATCCACAACATCTGGAGTATTATTACTATCGTCCATTACCACTCTAAACGCTGATAATCCACTATTTGCTTGAACTTCCTCTAAGTATGGGTTCACAATATTTAAGAACCTATTTCTTAGAGCTGCTGTATTTTGTTCAAATACTAAGAACCTTGAAGATGATGCGATGAACTTTCTTAAGTTAATCAATAATCTTCTTACATTAACCCTATCTAATGCACTTGGTTTACCTTGAAGTGTTTTCTGTCCAAACACGACAACACCTTGACCAGGGAAAGTAGCGATTGGATTAATACGATTTTCGTATAAATCATCTCTTTCCAAGTTGGTTAGTCTTGTTTGTGCTTCTAATACTTCTGTTAAACCACCACGATTTAAACCTGCTGGTGCGAACCACTCTTGTCCAATTCTATCATTGTTTGAATAAACACCTGGTAGAACTACTGAAGGTGGCACCCAAGTAGGTTTGTTTTTCACTTCGTCAAGTATTTTAATCCAGGGATAATATGTTGCTACATAATTACTATCTAATGTTTTCACATCATCAATAGCTCCTTGAATTGTTCTTCCATATCTTGAACCATCTAAGACGAAGAATGCGTCTGCACGATTTTCAATCTTATCAATCGCGTGATTAGTTACACTTGGGTGATACTCGTGTATCACACCTGGAAGTGCTAATAAGTTAATATCATATTCATCAGGATTTGAGATTGCATTGATTGCTCTCTTGTAGGACAACGAACCACTAGCGGTTGCTGAACTTAAATCAAATCCTTGTGTATTATTTGCTGCGATATTTGTGCCAGATTTTCTATCTGTCGCAGGGTCAAATCCGTCAAATCCGTCTTGGAAAGGAACTGCAAACTTTCTTTGTCCTAACGCTGAGTTAGTTAAAGAAATCAATGTAGAAGCATTAGCAAATGTAGCACCTAATGTAGATGCGTCAGCGTGTCCTAATTGATTTTGTAAACTCATAGTCACATTATTACCTGTTCCGACTGATGTTGGAAGTGGTGCTAAATATTGTTGACTATCTTTGTTTAAAAAGTCTAATCCGTAGTATACATTTTGGTCAAATGTTCCACGACTATTTTCTTGATTTGTTTTAAAAGATGCCGTTGGGAATGTAGCAGCTACCGTACTACCACTTGGTGTTCCTAATGAAACAGCGTGTGGTAATGATAGTGCACCAAATCCCATAGGGACTAACTCTTTTGAAATGTTTGGTAGATTATCTACATCTGCTACTCTAATATATTTAGATTGATTTGGATAATCACCATTTGTTGTTAATTTTCCGTCTGAGTCAATTGTGATAAATCTATCACCGATTACTCTTGGTAAGTAATTTGTAGATTCTTCATCAAAACTTAGATTTGAGAAGTTTTCTAACACGGTTCCGTCATCATTTTGACCTGGATTATTGACAATCACTTGTAAACTAAATGAACCATAATCACTACCGGCCACATCTGCTGCTCTCTTAACATCTGAAATACCAATTCTGTATTTAGAATTAATATTAGTTCCGTGAGCTAATGTTTTTACGGTAAATAGATTTGTTCTTGAACCATTTACTAATTGTGATTGAATAGATGGCGTTGATGCCACTTTGTAGTCAAATGAGAAATTATCACCATTACTTGATGTTGCAAATGTTACGAAATCATTTGCACTTGCTTCGTTTTGTATTTGTTGGAAGTTGGAATATACATAAACATTTTTATTATTATCTTGTGGGTTCTCACTAAATACTTTTGTAATGTAGTTAGCAGAACTTGTAGAGAATGATAGGTTAAATGTTTCTAATGTTCCGTCATCATTTGTATCAAGTTTTAAAGTAAACGCACTTGATGATGGTATTCCCATATCAACTGACGCACTACCTGCTAATTGAACAAATGAAGTTCCGAAACCACCTCTTGAAGTTTTAAGTGTTGCTGCAGCTTGTGCTCCATATGAGCCACTTAAAACAAGTGTTACGGTACCATTAGTGTATCCCCCTAATCCTAAAACACGAACGATTGTTAATGTTCCTGCATTACGAAGATATTGCTTCGCAGTGAAAGGAACATAAAAGTCTCCGTTTTCTTTACCAAAGATTTGTTCAAACTCACCAAAGTTTCTAACTTCAGTTGGAACAAATGCTGGTCCCATATCTGTTGGGCCAATCAAAGCTGCTCCAATCTCACCTATTCCTTGTGGTAAGAAAGATAAATCTTTTTCTCTTGTAAAGACACCGGGACTGACTATTCTTTCAGCCATTATGTTTCTCCTAATTAGGTTAAATCTCGTTAAGTATAAATATTAAGTTCAAAACTCAAAATGTGGTATGCAAGCAAATTATTTTGATGGTGTAAACTCACCCTTAGATAAATCTAAATTGCCAGGTCCATATTTTTTTGAAAGTGAGTCAGTAAATTGTGCCTCTCTTTCTGTGTTCTTAATATAATTACTCTCAGTCATAACCCTTAATTCATCCAATTCATTTAAACTTTTCTCTAATGAAATTCTTTTTAGTTCTATTTCACCTAATCTTAACTGAATAGATGAATATTCACCACGAATATCATTTAAAGTGTCCATTTCTTCTTTTGGAATTTTTATTGTTTTTGGTTTTTTTGCCATTATAACTCCTATTTTGGTTAGTAATAAATATCAATTATTTGTTCAAACAATCACAATTTTTTTCTATATCTTCAATTTTTTTATGTAATTCTTTGATTGATTCGATTAGTAATGGAACAATCTTTTCATACTTAACACCTAAGTATCCATTAGCACGACCCGATACAATTTCAGGTAAAACTTCTTGAATTTCTTGTGCTACCACCCCAACATCTTTACCTTTGTAAGTTGATTGTTTATCGTTCCAAATAAATGTATAACCACCAATCTTGTCCATTTTTTCTAATGGATTTTCAATTGGTTGTATATTATCTTTTAGTTCTCTATCAGATGAACCAAATGCTATAATATCACCACTTGCTTCAATTTGAGAACCTGAAATATTACCACTTGCTGACAAATGTCCAGTTAAGTTAAATGCAGCTCCGTCATATGAATATAAGTTTCCACCTGCTGATATGTCAACTTGATTTGCTTGGAAACGAATATGTGTATCGCTGTCTCCATTGTGTCTTAAATATTCATTAAAACCTGCATTACCTGCGACATCTAATTTGTAATCCGGGTCATCTGTTCCAACACCCAAACGACCAGTCGTTGTCACATTAACATTACCGTGAGTTTCCAAC